TAAAGTTTCTAAATAATTATTTTCTGGTGGTTAGCGCTTCCAACATTTCTAAATATGTTGGATCGTTAGTTTCATTATACTTGCGCTCGTAGTATTCTTGCTCTGATTCTATGTTCATTTGTTTATCCTGTCATTTGCTAAGTTAAAATAATTTTCGTCCATCTCAATTCCTATAAATTTACGGTTTAGGTTTTTAGCTGCCAATCCAGTGCTACCACTACCCATAAATGGATCAAGTATAGTTTGCCCCTCAGAGCTTAAAATAGAAATTAATTCCTCCATTAAATTTAATGGCTTCTGATTTGGGTGCTTGCCTTTTGACTTTTCAGATTGCTTTGTTAAAGGATAATTAAAACAGCCCTTGTGCAGTTTATCAACATTGAACTCATATTTCCCGCCATTTGTGCAATGAAGGAAATATTCTCTACCGGCAACAAATCTGCGACCCCACTCAGCAGGACAAGGATTATTTTTCTGCCAGTGATTTAAACATTTTACTTTTATTTTTTGCTTTCTTAATGCTTTTGCAATGTCACCCATATTTTCCCAATCGTTAAAAATAATTAAATTACCACCTTTTTTAAGTATCTTTGGTATTCTTTCAAGCCAAGCAAATTGATCAAACCCAACATCAAATGACATACTGTCGGCGGTTATACTTGCGCCATTTTGCCCCTCGCCCTGTCTAAATATATGTATATTTTTACCAATCTTTTCAACTATATTAAAAGGGGGATCGGTAATTATGCTATCAACCTTAACCCCTTCACTTATTAATTGATCTAACCAATCTAAACAATTACCATTAAGAAGTAACGGCAAATCTTGTTTTTTATTCATTTCTGTTTCTCTCTCGTTGTCGTAGTGTGTCATTATCTAATCCTAGATATTACTTTGTTAACGTGCAATGTGCTTTTGCGTGTCTCTTTGACTATCTGCTCGACACTACAACCCCAACCAATTAACTTTAAAATATAGTCATCTTTTCTTTTATTATATCGTTGTTTACTATTCATGTTTATATTCCTTTTTATTTAATAAACTTTAATATTGCTGATATTGTTGTTGATTTTGTTGTTATTGTTTTATAAATATCACAATTTACTAATTTACCATCAGAAATAATCTCATAACTCCAGCGCGTTCTGTTATCAAGTTCTATATATTTAGTTATACAATCAAACGCAAACTTTATCTGCCCAGTTGTGATTTTATTTTCTTGATGTTTACTTTTTCTAATTGATATTTTCATTTTATTTATATTCCTTTTTATTTTAATGTTGTTAACAAGTTATTTTGTACTGCGTTTTTATCTGATAATACTTTTAATACTTTTTCGTCTATAGTTTCACTTGCTACAATGTGAACCACTCGACAGGGTTTTGTTTGTCCTTGCCTATGCAAACGAGCGTTAAACTGTTGGTACGATTCAAGCGACCATGTGAGGCCATACCAAACCAATAATGAACCGCCGTGCTGCAAGTTAATTCCATGCCCCGCACTAGCAGGATGGGCCAATAGCATCTTAATTTCGTTATTGTTCCACTGTTCTACTGCTAAACCTTCTTTGTCCATTACAACTGCTTTCGGGAACTTCTTTTTTAATCGCTCTAAATCAGTTTTGTAATTATACGCGACTAAAATATTTTCACCGGAGTTATCTTCTACTATATCGTTCAGTGCGTCAAGCTTAACTTGATGTATTTCAGACCAACTCCCAAGTGCATCAGTATAAATCGCACCGTTTGCGAACTGTAAAAGCTTGTTAGCTAGTGTCGCAGCGCTTACCGCTTCCACATCGTCCTCATCTTCTAACTCTAATATTGATTCGCGTTCAAAATCTTTGTAAGCTTTTAATTTAGCCGGTGGTAGTTCAACGAGTACAGAACTATCAATGCGGTCTGGTAGTGTTATATAGTCTTCCGCTTGCATCGATAAAGTAATGTCGGCTATCAGCTTGTAAATATTATCACTTGCACCTGGGCGTGGCGTAAACTTGAAACCCATATAGTCAGATTCAAAAAAGCGCTGTTTGTAAGCACTCATGGAGCGGCCCAATCTCAGGCCAGCATCTAATAAATAGAACTGACTCCATAAGTCAAGCAAACCGTTTGGCGATGGTGTGCCAGTAAGTAAGGCACAGTATTCAGTTAGCGCGACCGTCTTTTTCAATGCCTTGAATCTACGTGATGATGGGCTTTTAAATGAACTAGACTCATCTATTATTACGCAGTCAAACGGCCATTTTTTACCATACAGATTTACAAGCCATTCCACATTCTCTCGATTGATTACATAAATATCAGCCGACTTGTGTAACTGTGAGCGCCGGTTTTTCTCAGTACCAGTACAGATATTAACTTTTAAATCTTTGGTATGCTCCCAGTTTGCCGCCTCTTTATGCCAAACAGTTTGCGCCACCCTTAAAGGGCAGACAATTAAAACTTTGTTTATAGACATACTGTCAATAAGGTCAACAATAGCGGTCAAAGAGCTTACCGTCTTACCGCATCCCATCGACAAAAACAATGCCACTTTCTTTTTATCAAGTATAAAATTAACTGCTCTATGCTGATAATCGTGCATTTGGCTTTTAGTTAACATAATTTCCTACCATGGTTGGGTGAAAAACCTAATTTATTTTCTTCTGATTTACGTTTACAACAAGCTTCAAAAAAATCACGAGTGCTACCCAGCCAATATGTTTTACCTCCACTAGAAATATAAACCTCATAACTAGAGCCTCTCATTCTTAATCCCGTTATTCCTATCTTATTCTTACGGTGTATAGGTAGGTTTTTACAATTCTGAGATCTTGTTACATTTTTTAAATTTAATAATCTATTGTCTGTTTTATTGCCATTAACATGATCTATTTCGTTAGGTAACTCACCATGAACAATTAGCCAAATAACCCGATGTGCTAAATGTTTTTTATAATCTAGTGATAGCTCAATATAACCGTGGTTGCCAACGTAGTTTAAAATTGACCCTGCCTTATTGTTGTTCCAATTGGTATGTGCGGATTTACTTTTAAAATGGTGAGATGGTCGTTTTTTAAAACTTAATTCACCCGTATGTTGATTATAATTAAATACGGATATAATATATTTGTGTGTAATTTTCATAATAAGCCCCTTATCATTAAGCTTGTTTATCGAAGTGGTTGTGTCAATAGATGATAAGTCCACTTTCAGCCGCTAAGCCTAGACACTAAAACACTATATACTATCTATTTTATTTTTACCAGTTTCAACATCATCAATAACAAAAACAGAAACACCGTGGTCCGATATACGTTGATGATTTTTAAGTTGCAATTTTGTTGGTAGTTTGCCTGGTGCTTTAAATTCTATAAAAAATACAACACCTTTGCGCATGAAAATTTTGTCCGGAACTGCTCGTGTATTTGGACTAGAAAACTTATACACTAACCAGCCTTTTGATGTTGCATAGTCGCTTACCTTCTTTTCAATAACTGATTCACGCATAATCAACCCCCACTAAACCTATCATTTTTATAGCTTCCGCGATATACCAATGTTTATCTAAATCTACCGGTAAGCCTTCGCACAAATCCATCAACGGCGCACAGTTGTCCGAGTTTGGGACTTTGTTACCGTTCTTCTTATAGTTGATAGTATGACCATCAATAGAATGATAGAAGCGCACAACCTTGCCTAGATACTGTTCACGCCAAACAGCCCCACCGTTTACAGTGCGAACAGTTACAAATTTAGTAACATCAGTACAGGCGTTTATAGTCTGCTCAACTGCGACATTGTTAGTTAGATATTGAATCACAGCTTCTATGCAAATGCTATTAACTGTATTTTTCATTAAGCCTGGTTTAGTATAATTGCCTTTACTCTTAACCTTGCCATCAGGCATCACAGCAATATAACTATTTACCGATTCATTGTAGGTTGCGTGGTAGGGTGTAAACTCTAAACTCATTCCTGTTTCTAAATCTGAGGTGTCTAGCTGAGCTTGTATCTCTTTAAACTTATCTTTATGGCAAATGATATTAATACCATCGGTGTTAGCACTGACAACCTTGCCACCCGCTAGTACAACCTTTTCAATTAACATCAATAAACAAAGCTGTCCGGTAATAGTAGTTTGGATCAACAAATCGGGTGAGTATAGAAAGCTATATTTATTACCGAATAGACCGAAGCTAGAATTGATAACGAGCTTTAAGCTTTCAGAGGTTGCTTTATCGCCTGACTTCTTAGCTTCGATACGTCTATCAACAATATCTTTGTACATCGTTAAAAAGCGTTTACCAAGATGAGCAGGGTAAAGGTTTTGATTTAAGATGATGAATGGATACATGGAAGCGTAATCAAACTCGCCGAATACCTGATTTTCACCACATACTATCGCTTGTTTTTTCTCTTGTGAATGTAGGCCGCCGATGCCAATTTTATATTTTGCACCGTCAAACTTGATAACCTTTTTTAATTCGTCTGGTATTAATACAGAACCTTTATCATTCACAACAAATTTAGATTTAATGATTAGCTGCTTTAGTTCCTTAAACTGCTCTGTTTCAAAATTAATAAATTCAGGCATTTTATAGCGATACGTTGTACCTTCTTTAATCTTCTGGGTTTTAACCTTTACGCCGATTTCTTTTAGCTGATGACCTATAACTGCCTTGGCAACTTGAGCGCCGGACTTAGAACGCAGGTCTATTCCATACTGCTCAGACATATCAGCACGAATAGCTATTTCGTTCTGTATAGCGTTGTATAAGCGCGCTGTGGTTGCTAAATCATTACGGCAATACAATCGCAAGTCATTACGTTGGTCGGCTCTTATTGATGCGCTTGGCTCTATAGGTAAATCTTGTAACTTTGGCGCGTTAAGTCTACCACCATATAGTTTAAGCGATACAGCGACACCTGGTGACGGTTCTATAATATCAATGTGGTCAACTTCAAACTCATTAATGTCGAATTTTTGATTAGTCTTCCAATGTAGATCGCCATTAGTAATAATTGAATCGCATATTTCTTTCAACCGCTTACAGCTTGCTCCACTTATCGCAGCAAACGTAATAGGTAGGTCAAAGTTAATGCCATTAAAACTAATAATCGTATATGTTTTTAAGACGGCTTTTAATTTAGCGCGGTCAAGTGGGTGGCCCTCATACATTTCTAACTCGACAAAGCGAGTACCATCTAAGTCTGAAAAACTAAACAGCGCCCAATCGCGGTAAATTTCAATGTCAAAAACAACTTTCTTTTTCATGTCACACCCTTAATAAAAAAGCCGCTAATTAAAGCGGCTTTTGTGTTGTTTAAGTATTTACTAACCTAGCATGTCTTCATCGCTAATATCGTCAAACTCATCAGATGAATCCTGATTACCTGCTCCGAATGCTTCACCGTCTTTAACAAACTGAATGCCAGTTAAATTACAGTTAACACGCTTACCGTAGGAATTATCTTGAAACCACAACTCTAGTACAGCGTTTACATAACAACCGGCGTAAGGCTTGTTATCTTCTTCGACAAGTGGAGTCTTGTCACGGTCGATGATAGTAGGTCTGCGATTGCTACCGGCTTTGATTGACATTGCATTTGCGTAACCATCATATTCTACAAACTCGCCATCTTTCAAACAAATCTTATCTGGAGATACTTTTGCTTTGTTATCTTTCTGAATCAAAGCAATTTTGGCTTGAACATCAGCAATCATTTTGGCTTGAGAATCTTTATTCATTAGGAACGTGGCTTCAAACTTGCCGACAGTACCGTTGAATTCTGATTTAGTAAAGATTGACGGGAAAGACAAACGAACATTGCTTAGTTTAATTTTATAATCTGACATTTTATTATACCTTTTAAGTTTTAAGTTTTAAGTTTTAATTTTCGGAGCTAATTGTTTAGCACCTGTGTAATGTAAAGTAATGCTTTACTCATTGCAAGCTTTTATTTAAATTATTTCAAAATCAATTGAACAATCGTCAACTGACGGACGTTTATCGTGTACTGGTGCTAGTGTTGCTTTGCCTAGTTGCTTAACAATTAAGTTTTCAATCTCACCTTTTCGCTTTGCTCCGAGCATCTTTTCAGCCTTAGCAACAGTTAACAGTTTTTTCTCGAACGCTTCATCAGCTAACAGTGCGGTAAGAGTTTGCTCCGCGCTTTCTGTGTCGCTCCACTTACGCGATGATCTGCCGTTAACAAGCTTATAGCCAGTAAAGCTTCCGCCCTGTCTTAAAGTATCGCCTATATGCTCCTCAATAGCTTTAAGCCAGCTTTCTATTAACTTCTTGTTGCTCATTATATTAGAAAGCTTTTCGTCGGTCAGTGTATCGACCATCGGCAGTTCTTCTAGTACATCAAACTCAGCAGAGATAACTTTTTCAGTGTGCGCTTTTAAAGTCCCGCAAGTTGCTTTTGCTTTACACCACTGACATTGCTTTTCACCTACCGTTCGTGGGGCATCATCGCTAAGCGCCTCTTTCGCTTGCTTGGCAACATATACACCGAACTTAGTTAGGTCCTCAATACTGATTTCCCATGTTGAATAATTGTGTACTCTAGGTTGATAGATGTGAATAACAACCTTTTCAAAGTCATAAAGATAAGCGTATTCGTGTACAGCGCCTAAAGCATAGAGCATTCCTTGGCTGTTTTCTTCTGCATCAACAACAACACCTTTGCCCATTTTTAGATCGATAACGTGCAGTACATTATCTTTAATCACTACCGCGTCACTTGTACCGAAGCCTTCTGGTACTAAGTGGCTATAATCAAGACGCACTTCATAGAACTGTTCACCGCCGAACGATTGCACGTATTCAACATAGTTTTGTACGTGTTCAATCATTTCCTCATCGACTGCCACGTTAGGCGCATCACTAAGATACTTGTCTAAGTAGTCCTCGATAGGGTTGCCCGTAGATAAAATAATATCAGCCAGTTCATGTGAACAAGTGCCATACTCCGCCGCGGTGTTTGTTCTGTTAATAACACGCGCTTCTTTCTCAGCTTTTATACTACCTGTGCAATTGAGCCAACGTGACGAACCACTGGCCGATAGTTTAGCGTGGGCCGCCATTATTTACACAACCCTTCTATCTCGTTAATTAATGCCTCAATATCCTGCTCCGAAACGTCTGATACCTTAGTCGCCTTATACTTAGTTAACATCTTTTTAATTAAAACCTTATTTTCTGACTTGCTGCGATTGGCTTTTAATATAGCATCACGTAAATCAGCATGATTTAATACCTTTGGTTCAACAGCTACCGGCTCGACTACTATAGTCGGCTCTATAGTCTGCTCCGATAATTCGTTAACTTCCTGTGTTGTTGATTGCATTGCTGCCGTCAGTGCTTCGATTGCTTTTGTTAATGCTTCTATTTTAGTTTCTAACATTATTTTACCTTAAAGTTAATTGTATAGTTTACCTTTACAAATATACGTGTATTACTGTACTATTGCAACAGTTAATAATTAAATGGGCAATAAAATGTTAAACGAACTAATAAAATACTATGGTACAAGAAAGGCACTACAAGAGGTTTTAAGTATTACGAGGCAAGCATTGTCGCAACATATCGCTTTAGGCTATTTACCGCCAGGTAGAGCGATTGAGATAGAAGTTTTAACAGAGGGTAAATTTAAAGCAAAAGATTTAATAAAAAATAAGTAAAAAAAATGGGCTGACTGCTATAAACAGACAACCCTAATAAACTAAACAGTATTATTATAACAAGGTATTAAATAAATGAGTATAAAAATATTTCCAGTCGGTAAGAAATTCGATGAGGCTCGCAACAAGTGGGCTAAGTTTCCGAAGACTAACGGCAAATCATGGCTAACATATAATGCAACAGATGCGGAATTAGCGCAGTCAGATAATATCGGTATTGTTATACCTGCAGGTGTAATGGTTATCGATATGGATACCGACAAAGGTGTGACACATGCCGACATTGAAAACGCTTTAGGTTGTGAACTTGAATGGGGTGAGGCTGTATTGCAGAAAACAGTATCAGGCGGTTTTCATTATGGTTTTGTTGTCGATGCAGAATTAGAGATAAAGCAAGGTTCTGATTTGTTCGGTGTTATCGGGTTCGATACTCGCGTAACTAGTAAAGGTTGGATATGTTCAGGCGATGGTTACACGGATGAAGGTATGGACGATGTTGCTAACTTACTTGCCAACGCTTGTGATTGGTTGCCTTTATTACCTAGTGTCGCTGTTGATAAGTTGACGGTTAGTGTCGCTGATGATTTTGATATGCTAGATGATTTGGATTCAGCTATTGCAGAACAAACATTAGATATAACTAATGAAGAAGTAAAAGAGTATCTAGCGGCATTACCGGCACATTATAGTGAAGACGGAGACGCATGGTATAAAGTCGGTATGGCTGTGTTCCATCAAACAGGTGGAAGCGAAGAAGGCTATAGATTATTTGATGATTTCAGCGCATTAAATAAAGACAAGTATAATGAGAGACAAAACCGTAACCGTTGGAACTCTTTCAAGGTTGACGGTGTTAACCCACTGACGTTTGCGAGTGTCATACATTGGTCGGGCGGTAAGAAAGCACTTGTTAGTACAGTTGAACGTAAATCAATTGAAGATTTAATCGATAACGCGACAACAGTGAACGATATAAACCAATGCTTAGTTGAAACAGGTCAGCGACAAATAAATTCACTTAATGTTGAGATACTTTTAAAGAGCATTCAAACTAAATTTAAACTAATAGCCGGTTCTGCTCCACCACTAAATGCGCTTAGAAAAATAATTAAGTCAAATAGACCAAACGAGCTAAACGGGAACTTTGTAGATGACCATGTATTTATTCAAGCACATAATGAGTACATGAATATACACAATAAAACAACAATGGTAGCTAGAGCTTTTGATACTTCATTCGGTAGACTTACACCCCCAAACAGCGAAGGAGAGAAACAGAACGCGACAACATTTGCTGATAGTAGTATTAAAGTCGTTAACCTTTGCATGTATGCACCAGTATTCGATACCACTTTTAGTCATGAGCAAGTCGAGTACGCTAATTTATACAGACCTTCGTTATTAAAGCCGGTGATTGGTGATGGCTCAGTAGTCGAAAGAGTTAAAAAGCATGTGGCGCATATACTGCCAGACGAAGTAGAGCAGAGCATTTTTATAAACTATTTAGCGCATAACGTGCAACAGCCAGGTAAGAAACTTTATTGGGCGATTATCTTGCAGGGTGTGGAAGGTGATGGTAAAAGCTTTTTCTCTGAGATGATGCAAAGTATTTTGGGTATTCATAATGTGCGTTCAATGTCGGCGTTAACGCTAGAATCTAATTTTAGTGGTTGGGCTGTTGGTCAGTGTATGTCGTTTATTGAAGAGTTGAAACTTGATTCACTACGTAAATTTGATGTGTTAAACAACCTTAAACCATACATCACCAATCAGTCTATTGAAGTGACATTGAAAGGTCGAGATCCGATTGTTTCACTTAACACCACAAATTATGTGGCACTAACTAATTATAAGGACGCTATCCCAGTAAGTGATAATGATAGACGCTATTGCGTTTTGTTTAGTCAGTGGCAGCAAAAGGAACAATTAAACGTGTTTAAAGCGAGTAACCCTACATACTATAAAGATTTGTATGATGATATGAGAAACAACACCGGCGAGCTTTTGCACTGGTTACAGTCGCACGAAATATCAAAAGAATTCTTATCTTATATAGTAGCGCCGGAGACAACTGCTAAGTTTGAGATGATACACGCGACAAAATCGGAGGGCCAACTGAGCTTAGAAGATGCGTTAGTAGAGTTCGAATGTGATGATATTAACGATAAAGTGATCAACGTAACGCGATTAAAAGAGTTAGTAGAAGTGGAATGGAGTAGAACAAAGCACCAAGAATTTCCAATTAATTTAGCATTAAAGAAGATTTTAAATAATATGGGCTATTCAAATGTTGGTAGAATTAAAAACAGTCAGCGCCAAAATCAAACTTTTTACGCAAAAGACAAAGACACAGATTTATCTTTATTAATGAATGAAGCACCATTTTAAGCTGTGGGCCAGAAGATTAGGGGTTTGGGCCAGAAGAAAAAGTCTATCTGGCCCATCTTCTGGCCCACTTTTTTTACTTGTAAGTTATTGATATTTATACTTTTCTTACTCTCTCTTTCTTTACTGGGCCAGAAGATCAGAAGAAATAGAGAAAAGAGGTAGATATAATACAAAAAATATTTAAATACAGGTTATATGTTTTTTCACATAATATAGGATTAACTTTTTTTTGTCTAATCTTCTGGCCCAAACGCACTTTTTAGCGATAAAGTTTATATTATTCAATAATTTACGTGGGCCAGAAGATGGGCCACAAGATTTATCCCTTCTGGGACAACAATTTTAAGGAAATTTACAAAATGAATGAAGTAAATAAATACACAAGAACAATGAAAGGTATCAACTGTGATGTATACGATGTGCTAGAAGCATTTAAAGTTTCTTGTCCGGCATTACAGCATTTATTAAAAAAAGCGCTTAACGCTGGTTTAAGAGGTCACAAGGATACGCTTCAAGATTTAAAGGACATTAAAGATTCAGCAGAACGCGCATATGATATGGAACTGGAACGACAAGACATAACAAATAAGGGTTAAGAAGATGGATTTTAATACCGACCAAGATATGCACACGATAATGCAATACACAAAACAAGTTTATAAAGATAATGGCTTTGTGGGTGTTATTAAAGTTAATATACATAGGTTAGCTGATTTACACGAAGATCATTGTAAAAAATTAACTTTATTAATAATGCTTAACATGGGCATGACAATTAATAAAAATAAGGGTAAATAATGTCATGCAATAAAATAAGCTTTGAATCGAAGAAGGAGGCTAAGAGGCTATATAACGACAAGATATATAAAGGTGGTAGCACGAAGCAATTAAATGTTTATCTCTGCCCTGTGTGCCTCCAGTACCACTACACGAGTACATCGAAAGCAAAGGCGAGACGAATTAAACGAAATATTAGGAAAGGAGCAATAAAATGATAAATTTAATGATGGGCGATTGCCTTGAGCGAATGAAAGAAATAGAAAGCGGTAGTGTTGATATGATTTTAACAGATCCGCCATATAAGACTACAAAGCGTGGTAGCCATAGTGGAACTGGTGGTTTCTTTAAAACAGAAGATTATAATAACGGCAAAGGTGGTATAAAAGAAAATAATATAAATAACGATGCAGTATTAACTGAGCTTCATCGTGTTATGAAAGACTCCGCACATGGTTATTTAATGTGTAGTGATAAAACATTGATTGAATTTTCTTTAAGCATTAAGGCTGCCGGTTTTAATATTATTAGAAATTTAGTATGGGTTAAAAATAACTGTATTACCGGCACTTTTTATATGAGTAACCACGAGTACATTGTATTTTTTAGAAAAGGAAAGGGCGTTAAAATAAATAACTGTGGAACAAAAACCGCTTTACATTTTAATAACCCAAAACCAAAAATTCACCCCAACCAAAAACCAATAGATTTATTAAAAGTAATAATTGAAAACTCAAGCCATGATGGGCAAACTGTTTTAGATCCATTTATGGGCTCAGGCAGTACAGGCGTAGCAGCCAAAAACCTTAACCGTAAATTTATAGGTATTGAGATGGACGAGGGTTATTTTAATATTGCACAAGATAGGATAGAAAACGCATAAAATAATTCTGTGTTATCATTCTCATTCAACAAAGGGACATTTATGAATGAGAATGATTTAATGATAGGTGTTGCAGGTGAACACCTAGTGTGTTTTGATTTGATAACAAAAGGTTTCACGGCCTTCATGACCGAGCAAGGACTAGCTTATGATTTGGTGGCGGATATAAACGGAAAGCTAACTAAGATACAAGTTAAAACCACCAGGACACACAAGAACACAGCGCAACGCAAAAACAATTATCCATCCTACACGTTCAACATCAGAAAATCAGAGAAAGGAAGACGGCGTAAATACTCATCTAATGACGTTGATATATTTGCATTGGTTTGTATAGACACAAAGCAAGTTGGCTATCTATCAGGCTTAAACATGCCATCAACTTTATCGATACGGGTTGAGAAGTTTAAAGGTAACTACTTGAATGAAAAGCAAAATAAAAGATTTAAAAAAGTATTTGAGTTAAAAGAAAGTGGATTAACTAATGCTAAAATTGCTCGCCAGATAGGCATAGATAAATCGGCGGTCGGTAGGATTTTAAATGGTGACAGTAAAGAAATAGAACACGGGGTTTACTTTTCAGATTTAACACTCGACAAATTAATACAATAAAAAAGCGCTAATTATATAGCGCTTTTTTATGTTTATTTTTTTATCTCCACGGCCTCTAGGGCCAATTCTTCATTGGTAACGCTTGCTGATTCCCTCCATGTGTTGTTGGCATAATAACGGGCGTAACACTTACCAAACTGGTAGTAAGTGTGTTTATAGTAGTATTCAGCGCCGTTGGGTATGTTATTCATAATCTTTACCCATGTCTTCCAGTTCGCTAATGTCATTTGATTCTATCAATCTTTGTAGTGCTAATTCTTCTCGTCTATTCCTGTTCGCATGTGCTGCTATACCATGACTACTATCTTTTTTGGTATTAGGGAATGAGAAATCGTCAGTATCGTTTTTTAAATCACTGTTTATTTTATTTCTATCTGCTCTTTCCATTCTGATTCTATGTTCAATTAATTCATATGGACTCATATCGTTAATAGTCATTATTTATTATCCTTTATTGCTTGGACGATCAAACCAGCCGCGTTATAAATTGACTGAATAGTAAGTAAAGACCAAAAGGCAATAGTTACTTCTATATCATCAGTTGTGAACATGAAATAAAGCGAGATAACAGAACCTATTAAGTAAGTGATATTCATAAAACATATATTTATCATTTTTTATTCTCCTTTGTTAAATACGTCAGCATCTAAAAAGTTAGATACAGTTACAAGGTCGTTTAAACGACATGTGCCGTCATTTTTTAATAGTCTAAGTACGATGTAATAACTAACGTTAACTTGCTCGCTTAAAGCGCTTGCGCCGTTAATACCTTTATCTATCATCGCTTTCTTTAGTATATTTCCAAAGTTCATGTTTTGCTCTCTTGTATAACTTGTTTTTGCTTGATGTGTGTAATTTACAATTCTTTTATAATTTATGCAAGTAAAGCTTGCAATTAAATTTGTCTAGCGTAAGATTAACCTCATCAACAGCGGAAACGATTTCAGGTAGCCATCCAACGCTGTATAAACTCTACATAAGCAACCTGACCCAATTTAACTAAGGAGAATAAAATATGAACATAGGAACACTAGCGGTAACTTGCGACCACATTGAAAGGGTATCACCTACCGGTATTAATAATGATAACCGTTTGACTATCTTACTAGACGATGTTGACGCAGGGTTATTGATGCAACAACTAGTTATGTTGTTAGACCCCGAGGATTTGCTAGATTATTTCAAGGACAGCGATATAGTAGAATATTTCAAAGCGCGTGAGGAGTTTACACTGTCACCCCGCGAGCAATACATGGCTAAACTAGACGAGAATAAATGTTATGATTACGAATAAGATAGCCGAATGGCATCACCAACGAAACTTAATTGATGGATCAACTGACCAAGCGCAGTTCTTAAAATTAATTGAGGAAGTCGGCGAGCTTGCAGGTAACTTAGCAAGAGGCAAAGACATCAGTGACGATATTGGTGATATTATTGTTGTACTAATTAACATCGCAGAGCGTAACCACCTAACGATAGAAGAATGTATGTTTGTTGCTTACAATGACATTAAGGACCGTAAGGGAACGATGATAGATGGCGTTTTTGTTAAAGAATAGCGTGAATGGATAATGGTCGAAGGGACATACAACCAGGTATGAGCTTTAAACAGTTTATACTTGGTTTAATTGTTTATACAGCTATAGGGCTATTAATATATTTAATTAATTTTTGAGGTACTATCATGAATTCACAGCAGTTATTAGATTACATCATTAAACCCACGTTGGAATACATGGGCGGTAACTACAACAGCAAGAACGCGCAAATGTTATTGTTATCAACAGCAGCTATTGAAAGTAAATGCGGCTATTATATTAAACAGATAAAAGGGCCGGCGTTAGGTATTTGGCAGATGGAACCAGCGACGTATCATGATATTTATGATAATTGCGACGCTTTAAAGCAGCAAGATTTTGAAGATTCAATTAGTAAGTTATCTATTGATTATGATTTTGTATTTGACGAATGTAACAGTCTTGTAATTAATCCCATGTACGCTTGTGCTATGGCTAGATTAAAATACTCAATGGACACTGAGCAACTTCCTTTTTACGCCGATATTTATGGCATATACGCATATTATAAAAGAATATATAACACACCACTTGGCGCTTCTACCTTTGAAAAGTTCAAGGCGGCTTGGGACGAATGCGGATTAGATGAAATAGTGTTATAATAATTATTTTAAAATAGGGTTTATAAAATGGAGTTTGTAAACTGTGCTTATGAGATAAGTTGGCTATTTTTGTTAATTTTGTTAGTTGTCAAGCATGTGCTAAAATGGTGTAACATACGCCAACAAAAAAGACAAACCAATGCGAGAAACAGTAAAGCAAGCGACCGAAACGATTCTGACACACCCAAAAGCTAGCTTTGCTGTCACTACATTGTTCACATCACACGCATGGTTAGATTATGGCGAGCCTATTGTCAAAGCATTAACGTCAATAGTCGGCTTGTGTGTGGTGGTGGCTATACTTGTAAAACACGTATTAGATATTAAAAAAGCAATTAAGACAGATGAAGATTAAAATCTCTGAGAGATTATACTTTAACCTAGGGGGTTAAATTGATTAAGCTAACACCAAAACAAGATAAGTTTGTAAAGACATATTTACTCAATGGCGGCAATGCTACACAAGCAGCTATCAGCGCAGGGTACAGTGAAAAAACAGCAAACGAACAAGGTTCACAAAACTTAGCAAAGCTTAGCATTAAGTCTGCAATAGAAAAACATCAGAAAAAGTCTAATGATGATTATATATGGTCTAAAGCTGACAAGCTAAAGAAGCTAGAATTGTTAATAGAAAGCTGTTCAAAGGTTGATGATGAGAAAGGCGCACTCAATGCGGCGGCAGCTATATCAGCGATTAAAGAACATAACTTAATGCAAGGTGATAACGCACCGGCTGAAACAAATAACACTCATAAAATCATCAACGCTAATGATACAGAATGGTAGATTTACAGAAATTTCAACAACACGTCAAAGATAATTCCCCTGCTTTCGTACCGCTATTTAAAAACACCTCACGCTACCAAGTTCCGTGGGGCGGTGCGGGTTCAGGCAAATCTCACATAGTGGCGCGTAAGTTATTATATAGAATGCTTAATGAATCAACTGTTAAGCATAACTTTTTAATTATTCGTAAGGTAGATAGAACAATTAAAAAGTCAGTGTGGCAGCTGATGAAGAATATTATCTCAATTTGGGGGCTTACCTCACAATTTCACATGAACCAAACAGACCGTACAATGATATGGAAAGTCAATGGCGCTCAATTTATGTTTAGTGGCCTTGATGATGTTGAAAAGCTAAAGTCTATTGAGGGTGTCACGTCTATATGGGTTGAGGAAGCCACAGAGCTATTACAAGAAGACTTCGAGCAATTAGATTTACGATTACGTGGTAATACCGGCGCTATGAAGCAAATCATTCTCACGCTCAACCCTATTAGTGAGCAGCACTGGATTAAAAAGATATTCTTTGACGATCCTATTGATGGCGTTTATACATTAAAAACTACTTATCTAGACAACTCTTTTATTGATGAGGAGTATAAAATGGTAATGAACAACAAGAAGAAATCAAACCCACGCTACTATAATATCTATGCGCTAGGCAATTGGGGTACAGCTGAGGGTTTAATCTTTCAAAATGTAGAGCAACGAATTATACGAGAGGAAGAGGTAAAAGGCTTAGATAGTATTCAGGGTTTAGATTTTGGTTACACTAATGACCCTTCAGCGTTTAATCAGACTTACATCGATATAAAGAATAAGAAGCTATTTATCTATGATGGGTTCTATGAAAAGGGTTTATCTAATAATAAAATATCAGCAAAGATAAAAGACATGTTATTACATAGACATCAAACAACAGCAGATAGCTCAGAGCCTAAATCAATAGACGCAATAAAAGCTAATGGCGTTAGAATATCAGGCGCTTTAAAGGGTAAGGATTCTATTAACTCAGGTATAGATTTCTTGCTAGGTTATGAGATTATATTAAACGCGCACCTGGTTGAATTCATGACAGAGTTTAATAACTATTCGTGGGCGGTAGATAGAAAAACGAATAAGACTACCAACAAGCCGGTTGATGATTTTAACCACTTTATTGATAGTCTTAGATATGCAACTGAGAAGTATCACGCTAAAGGTAAGCGAGGAAGATTAAACATTGACGGTTAGTTATAGTTTATTTTCTATATTAGTTATCTTTTGCAATATCTCTTTATGAATAGCGTTAATCTCAATGTCGAGTTTAACGCGTTCGTTTATCTTAAAGTACCAACACACAACCTCACGTAATATTAAAAAAACCACTACTACCATCGCTATTATTAATAATATATTAGTCATTATTTATTTTCCTTTTTGTTTAGTTATTATTAAATTAGCGCACCAATAATGCTATTGCAAGCTAAGTTTAATTTATTTACTGATTAATGCTATAATGAACAAAATCAAATAAGGCTGTGACGATGGCATTAACTACACTAGATAAAGACTATATAGAACAAAGACGCTTGCGGATTGAAACGCGGGCGGCTATTGCGGGTAAGTATGAAGTATTAAAGATTATAACCTCGCTACCTGGGCCACAATATCGCCTATTTCAAACCTTTCCCGATATGAATCCAGATCAACGTGATAGAGCGCTAAGAAACAATGCACAGAATACTTTAAGAGTTACTTCTTATTGGTCGCGTGGTCGTTGGTTTCCTGCTGCCGGTCGAACCTTTGAAACGCTTGGCGGTATGATTTGGAGCAAAGAACCTAAATCTGATATTGCGCCTAAGCTTGAATATCTAATCAATAATGCTGACGGCAAAGGCTGTGGACTGCGAGAAGTAGCGCAAAAGATAACTGATAAGGTCATTGCTGATGGTCGCTATGGTGTCTTAATCGATATGCCATCATCTCCAGTCGATGACCAGGGTAATAGGATTGCATTAACTCGCTCACAAAATGAGGGTGATAAGTTCCTACCTAAATGGATTCGTTATGATGCTGATCAGATAATACATGTTAGAAGTAATGGCGAAGAATGTTCTATTGATGAGATTCGATTAAAAGAATATTACAACATTCAAAAGACAGAATTTGATTGGGAAGAAAAAGAATATATTAGGCGCTTAGTTGTTATTGATGGCGTTTATCATAATCAATTATGGACAGACCAAAACAAATTAACTTCTGATGTTATTCCCGTGGCTAATGGTAAAACATTAAGCGAAATACCATTCCAGTTTTTTGGCGCTGATGATAACAGCCCTGATTATTCTAGATTACCTTTATATGATTTAGCCAATGTAAATTTAGGCCACTTTGTATTAGATTGTGATAACCGCGACAACTTACATTTTCACGGTCAAGGTATGACTAATGTATTTGTTGAAAACGGTAGTGATTTTGAAGAAGCTAACCCTAACGGCTTAGATGTAGGCGCAAAAGGTAAGAATCAGTTTGGCGCAAATGACAGAGTTGAAATTGTGCAGATTGCAGCTACCGGCGCTATCCCTTCTGAGATGTTACGTGATGAAGATAGAATGGTAATGGCAGGCGCTCAGATAGTAACTGATAATAGCGCTAACGAGACATTAGGCGCTAAGCGAATCGATGCCAATGCGTCTATGTCGGCATTAAAAAGAATCTCTTTTAATATCAGTGATGGCTTTAAACAGTTGTTTGAGTGGACAGCTTTATTCGTTGCTGAAACGGGCGAATCTAAATACGTGTTGAACTCTGATTTTATTACTGACGATTTAACGCCTGAAATGATTAACGCTCACATCGCATTAGTGCAGGGTAATATCTTACCGGCAGTAACACTTAACGAGACAGCACGTAAGGCTGAATTAACAGACCTTGATGATGATGCAATTGCGGTAGCGCTAAGTAATCAGCAATTATTAACAGGTGGTACGAGTGAAGAACAAGCAGCATTACAGGCACAGTTAGATTCAGCCCTTGAAGAATTGGCGGTATTGAAGGCTGCTGAATAATGCCAGTTGAAAAATTAACTACTATATACTCACAGCATACAATCTATTTACAACGATTGGGTGCTAGTGAGGGCTTGAAAGTAATTCCTTATCTTGAGTCAATCGAGAATGATGTTGTTTCTATCCTTAATAAATATCGTAAGCGCAAAGTAACGCCGGCGTTAAAGGTAGACATACAAACGCAAATAAGCGAGGCAACACGTAAACATCTACAAGATTATACATCAGCGCTTAAAGTTGAAAATAGGGCTATAGGCGCGTATGAAGGAGAGTTTGCAGCAACAACATTAAATAGTGTGGTTGATAATGAGGATTTTAACGCCACTATACCAAGTGCTGCCGCTGTGAATGCTGTTGCTACATCAACGCCCATCAGATTAGGTGATAATAGCTTTACCGCCTATTCGTCTATGATGAAAAATTACTGGACAAAATACTCTGATGAGATTGATGCTGTAGTAATGAATGGCTTTGTTTCGGGTTCAACTATTCCGGAGATAACCAACGCTATCACTGAACAAATGGATTTATCTAAGTCAGGCACAACTAAAAGCATATTGGATAGAGCTAGAAGGGGTGCTAAGCAATTGGCTATCACTGGTACTAATCATTATGCAAATACCGCAAGGATAGCGTTCGTTGACAAAAATGATGATATACTCAAGGGGTACAGATTCTTAGCGGTTAATGATTCACGAACATCTAGAAAGTGTGCCAGGCTTGACCAAACGACATACCTTAAAGACGATCCAAAGTTAAGCACTGTTACACCACCTTTGCATCCCAATTGCAGAAGCGCATTAACTTATGAAGTTGATGATAGATTTAAACTGGATACTGCTGACACACAGAAAGCGTCTAGTTTTGAGGTTGACGGGAAGCGTGACGGGAAGCCGGTTGATAGTGATAGTATTTACTATGGCAACCTTAAGAAGTTAAGTGCAAGAGATCAAGATGCGGCTATAGGGCCGACACTAGGCAAAGCATTAAGACAGATGGATGCTGCAAAGTTTGCAAAGCTAACGGGTGATAGTATGAACAACCCGTTAACAATTAAAGAAATGACACAAAGAAACAACGAATTAGGTCGAATACTTCGATCGCAAAATTAAGGCTGGGCCTTAATAACAACGTCCTAGGGGGACAGAAAATGGTAGACTTAACAGGTATCGAAGGATTAAGCGAAGAACAATCAACTAAACTATCAGAACTATTTGACAGTGAGATAGGCGGCCTTAAAAGTAAGGTAGAGGCATTGATTGGAGAAAAACGAAATGTTCAACAAACGTCTACCGAAAAAGATCAAGTTATCGAGGAGGCGAGAAAGGCGGCTGTTACTGCTGAAGAATCTCGACTCGTTGAAAACGGCAGATACAAAGAAGCTTTAGAACTACGCGAAAAAGAAACAACAGAAGCTATTGCAACAGCAAATTCAAGCACGCAAGCAGCAAAAGAAGCGCTCCAATCACGAGACTATGGGACTTCATCAGGTACGCTTTTAAACATGTTCCACGATAGTCATAAAGAGGTCGGAGAAGCGTTGTTGTCAAAAGGACTAAAAATCGGTTATAATGACCAACATCAACCAATAACTACTTTCGAATATAACGGTGAAGTGGTTGCAACGGGTATAGATGAAATCAAAGGCTGGGCCGGAGAACAATCTGTATTCAAACAATATTTAAAAGGTGTTGATTCGTCTGGGGCGAACACAATGCAAAGCCGTGGTGGTAGTGCTACTAATGGTAATGAAACGCAAAACAACCTTGCTCAACGTCTAAAGGCGAAAGGGCTTTAATAACAAACTTTAAGGATTTACCATGGCATTAGCAAACATGCAAGTATATGATGATGAAATCTATACAACTACTATTGAGCTACTAGGTCAAAAATTAGAAGCTTTTAACGCGGCTTCTGGCGGCGCAATTGTTTTAAACACCAACGCTTATCGCGGTAACTACACTAAGACAGCTTTCTTTCAATCTATTGCAAGCGCTCAACGCCGTGTTGACCGTACTGCTGCAATTGCAGGACAAGCATCAACATCACTAACCCAAGGTGAATTTGTTGGCGTTAAAGTTGGCGGCGGTTTTGGTCCGGTTATCTTTGAACCATCGCAGATGACTTATTTACTTGAGAGCCCAGAAGACGCAATCATGGCAATCGGTGAAGGTTTCGCAGATGCATTGCTTGCTGACCAGTTAAATACTGCTGTCGGTTGTGCTGTTGCTGCTGTTGAGAACATTGCTGCATTGGTTAACGATGTTTCTGCAAGTGCTGGTATGTCTCAGCAAGCGCTTAACAAAGGTCACTATAAATTTGGTGATATGTCTGGCATGTTAGTTTGCGATATTATGCATTCAAGCGGTTCAGAGTCTTTGACTGATAAAGCACTAGCTAACGGTGAGCGTTTATTCGTTTCTTCTAACGTTACTGTTATTAGCATCCTAGGTAAGATTGTTGTTGTTTCTGATATTCCTGCTCTTTATGTAGCTGGTACGCCAAACAAAACCAAGGTTCTATCTGTTTCATCGGGTGGTATTATCGTAAGCAACTCAGGTGATATTGTTACAAACCTAGAGACTTCTAACGGTAAGACTCGTATTGAGACAACTTGGCAAGCGGATTATACTTTCGTATTGTCGCTTAAGGGTTATGCTTGGGATACAGTTAACGGCGGCACATCTCCTGTTGATGCTACTTTGTTTACTGGTACTAACTGGGATATTGCTGTTACTAGCACTAAGAACAGCTTAGGTACATTAACTATTGCAGACGCTGACTTGTAAGGTGATTGGGCATGGAGATTAAATATTTAGATCATCCATGCTCTACTTCTGATAAAAAAGAGTGGAATGCTAAAGGCTTCAAAATAGTTGATAGCAAGTTCGCTCCAGTAGAGCAGCCGGTTGAAAAAGCAAAGTTTAAACGCAAGAAAAAAGATTAATAAAAAGCCTTACATTTATATGTGAGGCTTTTTCATATTTAAAGGTGAGCATCATGGCATTAAGAAATAATTTACTTGAGGCGCTGACGGTAGCGTTACCCACTGAAATATCATCGGGTACGAGAGCTATAAACACCCAGAGTTATATTGAATCTAATATAAAATTAGGTACTCAACACGAATGGGCTAGATTAGTTACAAATTTGGCAGGATTAGCCAATAGTGACACTATATTTTTAACTGGGAATAGTCCTGTAATATTGAAATCACGAAGGATCGGTTATACCGGTACTGGGGTGAATGCCTTTATATATGAAAATCCTTCTTATACAGGCGGTACTTTGTCACCGACACAAAACCCTAATGCAATAAATCAAGTTGCAACGCTATCTCAAGTATTAATTAACCCAAGTATAAGCGCTGTCGGTTTTCTTATATTCTCCCCAGAATATTCTATTGGTTCAACATCGCAACAGTCAAAAGGTTCAACTAGTAGAGAAACTGGACAGGAAAAAATACTTAAGCCAAACACCGCTTATTTATTAAGATTAACCTCTATTGATTCGCAAGTTGAAAGCGTAACAACTTCATTAAGTTGGTATGAAGGACCATTAGATTTACCTAGGCCATAATTAATAAAAGGCAATAATAATGAAAACTATGAACGAATTACTAGTACAGATAATTATCGCTAAAGGCGGTATTGTTACAGACGCAAACAATAGAAATCAACTTTTACAAGACTGGCTATTAGCCTTATAGGAATTAACATGAGCATTAGAAATGAATTGCTTCAAGGTATACTAGCGGCAACAGGTCCGGCAGTAGGCGCAACCAAGACTTACTGGTTTTATGCTAACGATACCGCTACTAATCCTGCTGATGGCGGGACAAAAATAACACACGCCGCAGGTTCAGCAACAACGTTTTTGACAAATGATAATTTAGGCACAAGAACATTTGCATATAATCCTGAGTCAAATGCTAATTTGTGGAATCCATCAACAAACAAATTTGATTTCAGCAGCTTAAAGATTGGTGACATTGTTGATTTCAGAATTGATTTAGTTATCGATCATGCGGCTGCTCAAGAAATTAATTTAGTGTTTGATTTGGCGGAAGGTGCTGTTTCACCTTATACACTAAACATCACTCACGACTATTATAAAACAGCTTCTACAGATGTGGTAGTGACAGCACAGTTTAAGTTACCAATGATTAGCCAAGATACTATCGACAACAGCGCTAGGATTAGATTCACATCAATAGCAGCCGCAAGCATTGTTGTTGAAGGTTGGTTTTACGAAGTTACAGAAGTATAACCATCAGCTATAGCCCTTATATAATATACAAGGGCTATAGCTATCTAAATTATTAAATATAATGTCACCGTGCTATAATGTGACTATTAAACAAAGAATTTTAAAAGGTGAAACATGGCGTTAATTATTGAAGACGGTTCTGGGGTTGCTAATGCAAACTCGTTAACCACGGATGCCGAATTTGTAACTTACGCTAGTTTAAAAGGTTATACAATACCTGACACCGAATCAGCGAGAGATACACTACAAGTTAATGCGTATGATTTTATTAACTTTACCTATGAAGCAAGGTTGCAAGGCAATCGTGTATTTCCCCAAGTGCAAACGGGTTGTATGCCACGTAGCTATGTTTATGCTTATGATACGCTTGTACCTAGCACACTAATCCCACAAGATTTTAAAAACGCTCAAATGTTAGCGTCATTTGCTATTAACAATGGCGTAGACACTAACGCTGTGAGAGATACGGCGGATTTAGCCGGTTTTAGTGTGGGACAGGGCGCTTATTCTGAGACTTATCAGTCAAACTCAAGCAATCCCACACTGGCGCAAATGCCGGCTGTTACAAGAGTTTTAAGACCTTACACTAATGCCGGTTTATTAGGTGGTGGTTTGTATCGTGGTGACACTGGATATTTAGGTTAATGAGTAGCTCACAAATACAGAAGCGCATTAGGTCGGGACTAAAGCGGGCGCAAGTAAAGACAGGCTCAGCAAGTGCGGAGAAAGTTTACTTGGTTAGTAAGGTAACTACTGCCGGCACACCTTTAGCGCCAGGTACAACGACAAGCACAAATATTGAATTACTTAATGCAATATTTATTGATTACGATGCGTCTAGATTTAATATTAATATTTTGTCAGGTGATAGAAAGTTATTTTGCGACAACGTTACTATTATAAAGCAAGGCGATATAATCACTCAAGGTTCGAGTAATTATATTGTTGTTAGTCTTGAAATCATTGCACCCACTTCTGATGTGTTGGGGTATATGCCACAAGTGAGATTACAATAATGCCATTACTTGGCCGTGAAAAAGTAGAGTTTGAATTAAAAGAGGGTATAAAGTCCCGTATGAATTCAAACCTAAAAGGTGTTTATCTTTCCGGCTTAGGTGAGATTATAGCGGGTACTCCTTCTGATGAGGGTTTGCATCGTAACTCTTGGTTTTTATCGGTTGGTGTAATATCTAATGCAACAACTGAAAGTAAAAGCAAGGCCGGTGCATCATCTATAAGGCAGTTAGCTAAGATGCCTAAAAAGGTTCTAGGTAAAAAGATTTTCTTTACTAATAATGCGCCCGCTATAACTACTTTAGAATACGGCGGTTATCCATCGCCGGTAGCTAAAGGCTCTTACATTAAACGTTCTAAGAGTTATGAGATATTATCTATAAATGGTTTTAGTAAGCAAGCGCCTAAAGGTTGGGTAAGGTCTACAATTATCGCCATGCAAAATAAATTGAGATCATTATGAGCTATTTAAACACTAAGCAAGCGCTTATTACTCAGTTACTAGCAACGCCAATCACAGGCATAACTGGAGCTGATATAGCATTTGAAAACAAAGACTTTGATCCATCAGGGAAAGACTTATGGTTAGCAGCTTACTTTATACCGGCAACCAGTGATTCGCTAGGTAAGACCTTATCATCTAGTGATGAACAGCGTGGCATATTCCAGGTGAGTGTGTTTGTTGCTATGAACAGTGGCAATTATGACAACGTACAATTTAATGCTATAGATGAAATACTCGCAGGGTTTCGTTATAGCACAAGTACAGTGTATAATGATACAACAGTTGATATTTTAGAATCAACAGTAAATAACGGCACAGAAAACGAAGCGTTTTTTAGACGCGACATATCAATTAATTATTTAACATTTAACGAAAGGTAGAATAACATGGCTGGTGAAATCAACGGTACGGCAATAGTGGTAAACAATTCAACAGGTGCAATCGTTGGTCAGGGTGATTTTACTCACACTTTCGGCGGCACTCCAATCGAGATTGGCAACAAATCTAATGGCGATAATATGGTTTATCTTGATGCTGAACTATCAGCCAAGCAACATATTTTTGCGGGTGAAATGACTTATAACAATGACGAGCAATTTCGTAAAGTTCGTGCAGATGCCTTTACAGGTACGCAAGACACTTACACACTAACCTATACCGGTTCAGGCGCAACTACTGATGAATCATTCGAGGGTTTATTTGTTCCTACTGGTTTGAGTGATGCTTTACCACGTGGCGCTAAGGTAGCAACAACTATCTCATTTATGTCTAGTGGTCCAGTAACTATCATTGCGGCGACTGACGTTTAATGATGGATGTAAAAATCTGTTATAAAAAATATGACTGCAAATTGAGCGCAGGCGCTTGCAAATACTTCACTGATAAAACAGGGTTGGATTTGCAAACCGTCTTTGGCGATTATGTCGAGAAATCAATAGACCTCCAAGGCATTTCGTTGATCTCAAGAATGCAGATATTGAGCCGCCTTTATAATAGGGAGATTGCTAGTTTAGCTTTGTACTCTATTATAAAATCTGAAAACGAAAGTGTTGATTTGTCCGAGATAGAAGACGCAACCTTTCGTGTCAGTTGGCAACTTAGCGATCGGCCTGATGATCTTAGTGAACCGTGGCCGATAGTTATGTTACAGGTTGGATTTCAAATAAACGAATATTTTAACAATAACATTCCAAAAAAAAAAGCGGATACCTAGGCCAAATAACTAGGGGTAGGCAAACAAAATTTGATTATTGGCTTTGGTTTAAGTTGTGTGTAAAGACTTTAAATCTACAGCCTAGCGAAGCATGGAAGCTTGATTTTGTTGAAATGTATTATCTGTTCGATCAAGAAAAAAACAATCCTGATGATATGAGTGTAATGCTTAATTTTGAACGAGAAACAAACGGGGCATCTAAAAAATGGCTACTGAACAATTAATAGTATTACTCGATGCCAAAACTGCAAAGCTTGACGCGAAATTAAATAGCACTAATGCCAAACTAGATAAGCTTAGTGTTAAAACAGAGGAAGCTGATACAAAGCTTAACAAGTTTTCTGCTAGTGCTAAAAAGGCCGGTACTGCTGTAGGTGTTGCAACAATTGCGGTTGCTGCTGCTGCTGCCGGTACAGGCGCATTAATACGACAAACAACAGCCTATGCCAAAGAGATACGAATAGCATCTCAATTATCAGGTATTGCGGCAAAAGAATTACAAACAATGGGCCTTGCTACTAGTACCGTGGGTATTGGTATTGAAAAGCTAGGTGACATTTCTAAAGACACACGCGAAAAAATTGGTGACTTTTTAAATACAGGCGGCGGTGGGTTTCAAGATTTTGTTGATGCCATGAAGATGACAAAGGAAGAAGCAAAACTAGTCGCTGACGAATTCGCTGTTTTATCTGGGCCTGATATACTTCAAGAAATGGTCACTAGAATGGAGGAGGCGGGAGTTTCTGCTGTTCAAATGTCACATGCGCTTGAAGGTATGGCATCCGATACCACTAACCTGATACCGTTGTTAAGTGACGGCGGAAAAGGCATGCGAGAACTACGCGATGCTATGGAAGGTGTGACAGTCCCACTCACTGACGAAGACATACAAAAGTTAGCTGATTTAGAATTGGCAATGAACTTGGCGGCAGAGTCAGCAAAGAGTTTGGCTAATCAAGTGCTTGTCGATTTATCAGATTGGTTTATCAATGCGGCAAACTCAGCAGCAATATTTTTCGGATCATTAAATGAAGGTTCAAAGGCTGATTTAGAATCCAAGCTAGCTCCAGTATTAGAAGACATTACAGAAATTGAAGAGAAGTTAAAAAGAGCGGGTGGTGGCGAAGAAGTAAGATTAAAAGGTATGCTTGATAAGTTAATCGCTCAGAAAGCAGAACTAAACACAGCACTAAAAGAATTAGAGGTCAAAACTGTACAACCTGAATTTAAAAAGACGGAAACAGACGATACACCTTCCGGCGGCGCATTAACTCCAGACGAAATAGCAAAAAGAAAACAAGCGATTATTGATAGCTTTAAATCAGAGCAAGAGTTATTAGCAGAAAAATATAAATCAGACCAAGAGTTATTTTCTGAAAACAAAGAAGTTTTATTACAGTTAGAGGCTCAGTACAAAGAAAAACTAGCTGAATTAAATAGTGATAATAGTCTTGACTCAATAAGAGATAGATATAAATCAGAAGAAACGTTATTGCAAGAAAAGTTCGAGCGTGAACTTGAAATGATTGGCGAAGATGACGAGTTAAAGAAAGAAAGAAAAGCGCAGTTCATAGAAGATATGGCAGCGTTAGATCAAAAATACTTAGACGAAAAAACAGAAGCAGAGCAGGACGCAGCCGATGACTTATTAGCTAACGCAAAAAAAGCAGCAAAAGAAGAGGCTAAGATTGAAAAACTAAAAGCTGATATTGCTGGTAGGGTTGCACAAACTCTTTTGTCTGGCTCAATGTCTACACAGGAAAAGCTATTTTCTATTGTTAAGGATTCGGCAGCCGGTCAAATAGAGGCATACGGATTAACAGCAGCAGCTAAATCACTGGCTGAACTTGGACCAATCGCAGGGCCTCCAGTAGCAGCCTCACAAATAACATGGTCACAAGTAGCCGCCGGTATAGTTAGGTCGTTACCTCTTGGCGGAGGTGGTAGTGGTGGCGGAGGTGGTAGTGCAGTTGGTGGAGGTGCAGCAGCGGCAGCACAACAGCCTCCACAAGAAAACTTTGTACCTGATAGCACGTCACTAGCAATAACTGACAGCACAGCAAGCGGTTCTACACAAGGGCGAATCTCATTCTCTGATGATAGCGGTGATGATATACTAGATGCTATTGCAAGAGGCTTGAATAAGGGCCAATCAGAGGGTAGATTCTCATGACCATCATAACAAGCACCGCATCTCAAACAGTAGTCGAAGGGTTATCAATCTCGACTACTAACGTGTTGATTAATAAAGTACCGACCATTACGGATGCAGGAACGGGCGAGGTTGCTGCTAACATATCAGATCCCGACCATTCACTTAATTATACTTGTGGAACTAACGTGGCTGATTTTGTTGTTAGCTATGGCGCACAAACTAATATTGCTTATGTCGCTATTTCAGGGCATACAGCAGCAACACCCACACAAGCGACCATTGAGCTATACAACGACACGACATTAATTGATAGCGTGATACTGCAAAGAAACAATAATGTTATGTTTACGTTCCCGAGTATGACGTTTCAGGATTTAAAGATTAAGTTTGTCACTGTACCAAACAACTATCAGATGACAGTTAGTTACATTGCAGCCGGTCAGTATTTAACAATATTGAAAGGTGAGCAGTCAGGGTATTCTAGGCAATGGCTTAATCGTCACACAGTACAACGCACAGCATCAACTTTACAGGTTGGGCCTATCTCATCGACTCAGAAAAGTAAGGCTTTAAAAGGTAGTCTTATGCTTCCTAATGAGCTTTCAACATTTGCTGAACAAGCATGGCAAACCTTTGTTGATTTTAGTTTCGAGCAACCTTTTTTCATTAAAGAAGTTAAGAGCAAGCCAGAGTCTAGTTACATTTGTTATAATCCAGATCACGGTGTTAAAGCGCATTCTGAAACTAGAAAGCTAGACGCCATCAGTTTAAAATTTGATTGTTACAACGGGTTATAAAAATGGCTACTTTTGAAGCAACAAGAAACATGCGAGTTCAGCGACACTTTGAAGTGTTTGAGATAGATATGCCAGTAATTACTGGCGCTTGTACGATTGGTTCTGCACAGGGTTTCGGGACACCGCTAACATGCGACCAAGCTTGGACAGGTGAGTATAAAACGTATTACTTTACTAATGAAAACGCTCCAATATTGCCAAGTATTAACGGTGAACCAATATGGCGTTGTATTAAGTCAATCAAGGAAACCGCGACAGAGTTAAAACCTGGTCGTGGTTTATCTGGCCGCGGTTCTTTAAATATTACATTCACTGACTTTACAGGACAAGACCCAAACCCTTATGCGCCCGCTGTTGATGATGTAGTTAAACAGCAGGGTACTTATTTTGGTAAGTATGACGCAAGGCAGATATTCGAGAACAGACAATCAAGATTAAAGCTTTATAGAGTCGAAGAAGATGGCTCTATTGATTTAGTTAATGGCGCAGAAACCAGAAGTTATATTTCTAATGCGTTAAAACTAAATTCAAGTTCTGGCGATTGGACTGTTGAATGCAAAGACGTATTGTCTGTTGCAAACCTTAATGAAAAATCATGGCCTATCGCTACTGGTGGGTTTTTAAGGTTGGACGTAGATGACACAGTGACAGCAATACCAGTAGATGATTTTACTGATTACTCTAGCGCTATTGTGGTACGTATAGGTGAGGAATTCTTAAAGGTTGTTAGTGTTACTGATAACTTAACAGCGACCGCTGTTCTTAATGTATCAACTCGCGGCGTTCCAATTGACGGACCAGTATCGGGCGTAAGAATTACTAGCACGATTAGAGATGAACACGATGCGGGTGATGAAGTATTTATTTGTAGCTTGTCAGATGATGAGACTATAGACGAGTTAATAACTAAAATACTAGTTGATAGTGATGTTGATATTTCATTAATACCTGCCGCAGAATGGGCCGCAGAGGTTCAGGAATGGCATGCAACCGATAAGATTAACACTTTGCACAGCGAGTCAGAAAGCGTCAACGATGTGCTTAACAGAGTTTTAACTGGCTTCTTAATGGATCTATGGTTTAGTACCACAGAGAACAAAATTAAGCTATCAGCGATAAGTGTATGGAAAGAATCAAGCGCGGCACTGATTGAAGGTAAAGAAATTAATTCTTATACGCTAAAGAAAAACCCAGAGGATTCTTTGCGAGCGTCTAGAGCGTTAGTGCTATATGACAAACAATTCTTATCAGCCAATGATGACGTTGAAAGTTATAAACGAGCGAGTCAATTTTCAGACCCGCAATTAGCAACACCTCAGTTTTTTGGTAAACATAAAGATAAACAGTTTGATAATAACTTTTTGCTTAATGAAGAATCAGCAAACTTATTAACACAGCGTTATGTTAGTCGCTTTAAGTTTACACCGTATATTAGGCCGTGGACAACAGAAGAAAGATTTTTAACTTTTAAAACTGGTGACGTAATAGATATAAGCGCAGAATCAGAGCAATCATTTGACGGTTTGGCTTCTGATAATTTACGCGCACAGATAACAAAGATTAATCCAAAGTATACAAATAGCGGTAGGTATTACGATGTTACTGCTATGACATACGAGCCGGCGTTTAACACAGGCACAGAGATTATACTTACATCTACGTTAACGAGTATTAACTTGTTCACACTAGCCGGTGCGCCATCACAAGACGTTGAAATAGTTTATATACTTGATGGCGGTAGGTCACAAGGTAATGTATCAATCAGGGCCGGTGCGTTTACTGCCGGTTCTAAGATTATAATTATTATGGTTAATGGTTTTGACGGTCAAGCAAGCGGCGGCAATGGCGGTAGAGGTGAGAGCATTTTATGGGATCAGGAAAGCGGTTCTATAATAGTTACCGGTCCACCTCAAAACGGTCAGAACGGCGGCACAGTTTACGATGCTCAAGGGATTGACACTGATATTTATTTTAGTGGTGCAACACCTTCGACTAGTTACCCAATAGCTAACGGCTTTATGAGAGCGCCTAGTGGTGGTGATGGCGGGTTTAGTTATACAGGTATTAACCCTAATTTTGTTTCTGGTGATGGCGGTAATGGTGGTGACGGTAGGCTCCCAGGCTCAGGCGGAAACCCAGGTGATGCAGAAGGCTCAAGAGCTTCACAAGGTGTTGCAGGTACTAACGGTGAGGTTGACGGCACTGGTACTGGTTGGGGAAATGCGGGTACAAACAATGGCGCAAGCGGCGGAGCGGCCGGTAGTGGTATACTAGACAGCGGCGCAACAACAGTTAACTTATTTGCTGATGGCGATTTAGCAACACGATATATCAATGGTAACGGGAATCATTAAATGAAGACTTATAACAACAGCGTAGTATTACGTAATGATGGTATCGACCCATCAACAACAAATGCAGACCTTAACGCCGGTACAGGTGTTAACATTACAGTGAGAATCGCGAGCAATCCTGTTGCCGGTGAGGGCGCTCTGGCGTCTATCTTTAATGTTGCAGATGTTGCTATTGCTAACCCAATGCAAACAGATAACCAAGGTAACTACACGTTTAAAGTAACTGATGGCTTTTATGATATTGTCATCGCCGAAGGCACGGCAGACGAAACAATAATTGCGGCAGAAGATATTTCAGGGATTATTGACAATCTATCAATGCCTTATATTTTTGATACTGTTGCAGAATTCAAAGCAAGTTTGATAGAATTTCCAGACGGTAAAACTATACACCTAAATGATCGTGATGCTGATTTTATTAAGATAACTGGTACTGGTACGGCTAACACATTTAATATTATTGCTAGTACATCAATTGATCAAAGTATAGTTGCACTAGAGAGCGCTAGAGGATGGAATGGTAAAGCATTTGGAATATCAAGCAGTAACCCTGATAATACCGATGCTTTTAATTCATGGATGACTGTTGTAAATGACAGATCTAACGGCTCAACTCTTGCCACAATAACAAGTAGTAGAGATAAAAAATTCCCACATTCAAGTACGTTGATTATTCCTGAAAATGTGCAGCTAGTTGGCAATTCAGGGTTTGAGTGCGCTTTTATAAAGACATCTGATGTCATAGGCATTATATTCAAAGGTCGAATTTTAACAGGGATTGGCTCGCTAGCTGATACGTCATTAGCAACAAATACAAACGATGGTATACAAATAGAAACACTAGCTAAATTTTATATTAACGATATTATGGGCGGCGATGTTTCTGGCGCTGAAGGAAATATGGGCCATGGGCGAGATGGCGTAAGTTTGCGAAAAGGAAACAACGGGTTTATCGGTCAAGTTAGAGCAGTATCAAACGGAAGAAGGGGCTTTTTCTCTGATTCGTTCTCTATAGACGACAATGCAATAACTTACGGGGCGATGGACGTTAGGGGTAATGTTGAAAACGGCTTTCACTTAGATTCTGGCTCTAGCTCATCAGACATAACAAGATCTAATGCGAATTATGGCGGATTAATAACCAGTCAAAATAATGGCGGTATAGGTATATTCATTGGCTCACAACAAAATATAATAACCGTGTATTCTGAGGCTAACGGTACTGGTTCTGTTGTGTTTGGCGCTAATAGCAGAAGCAATGTGATTCACTGTGTAGAAGGACAGCTAACAAGCGATTCAGGTTCAAGAAATAAATTTACAGGTGCAAATGATAACGGTGATTTTAGAGCTTTTTCGACAGTAGAAAGAACACATGAACTAATTATAGATAAAAATGTTTTTGGGGGTAGATTGTCACTTACACAGACAGCTGACTTGTTATTTCAGGAGCTTTTTGACGGTTCGAGTAGCGACATGACTATAGAAGCAAAACATGTTAATGATAGGATTATAAGCAGAACTGTAGCGAGCGGTACTAAATCTCGATATATAGGCCACACATATATCGACCCATCCGTCATAACAATATCGACAGCAGGGACAACAGTTGTATCAGCAGATTCGCCAAATATACTTGCTGACGCGACACTAGGTGATATTGTTATAACAATAAACAGCGGTAATGTTATTCCTGGGCTTAAATATTTTGTAAAAAAACTAGATTCTAGCGCTAACCTAGTTAAGATTCGTATTGATAATGTCACTAATAGAATAGATGGAAGTGAGGTTGTGCTTAACGCTCAGTATGACGGCGCTGTAGTATTAATAACATCATCAACAATTGGCACTTTGTACTCTAAAACATAGAAAACAAAAACTATAACTAAACTAAAAGCGGTAACAAGGAAGTTACCGCCATACAAGGCAATCAAATGAAACCATACAAAGTAGTAAAAGCGTCAGGGTTAATACTATACGTCTTAAACAAATTAGAATGTATAGGTTGGACAAGCGCATGGAATGTTATCTATTTACACCCCGACCATATTGATAACAATAGTCTAATCAAACATGAGCAATGCCACGCTATGCAGATGCAACGTGATGGTAAGTTATGGATGATAACTAAATACACTTACTATCTTATTAAACATGGTTATAAAAATAACCCCTACGAGATAGAAGCAAGAGAGGCAGAAAGCAAATGAGCAAATCATTAGTAGCAACACTGACAAGTTTGAGAACAGATTTAGATCTAGCCATGTTAGAAATACAAGCGCTAAAAAATAAAAAAGTACCGGTAAAGAAAGACGAAGACATTAGTGGTAAAATAGAAGCTATTGTTACAGAAGAATTTGTTAATAACTTATACAGGACTAAATAATGGCGCATATTACATTAACTGGCGTATTACTAGACCCCACCGGAGAATTTTCGGTTGGTGATAAAGTAAGATTTACGCACAAAAGCACAACAGGCGAGACAATCAAAACCGCTACCTCAGAATTAACCATTGGGCCAACAGGCGCATACAGTGTTAATCTAGAATACGGCCTAGTGCTAGTGGAATATAATGACGTTAGGCGCAGACAATACCAGAATCTAGGTGTCGCAACTGTTAACGCTAGTAACCCTGCCACGAGTATCCCTGAGCTGTTAAACGCATTAGTGCCAGTATCAAGCGCTGAGCTTATCGAGTTTCAAACAATACTAGCGGATTGTGTTACAGCTAAAGATGCGGCAGTTGTTGCTAAAGACGAGGCAGAAGCGGCAGCGGCTACACTTGATCTAATTGCTAATTTATCACAGGCGTATATCTTCGATACTGTTGCAGATATGAGTGCTAGTGCAATAGTATTTCCAGATGGAAAAATGATCCAAGTTAATAACGGTGTTCAAAGTCGGGATAGGGCGCAAGCTGAGTTTATAATTAGATTGCCATCGCACACGCCCATACTAGGGGATATTTTACTTAACACTGGCTACTATGCGGAAGTACATCGACCTAGTGATAGTGTAATAACAAGATGTTCAATGATAAATAAAATAAAATCATCATCAAGCTTAATTAAAAAATATTATAAAGCCTCTGGCGGTGAGTTTTTTGTTGGCTATATCTTTGGGGGTCATCCGAATCAACCAAGACAAACCTCTGGTTCTTATAGCACTGTCATCGAATGGATGTTTAAACGAGATTCTGACGGACTATATTTAATAAAAAAAGCAACTTCCGGCTTTGTTGAAACTCTAGAAGTTATTCAACCCGAAATAACCTCTAACGGAACTTTTATAACATCTTCATCCCCTAATTCTTTTACCGCAACCATAGGCGATAAGTTTAGTGGGTTATTCTCTGGAACTGATTTTATATTTAAACATTTTGCTGATAATAGGGGTGGTATTTGGAAATTCACACTGTCAAACGGTCTATCAAAAACAATAAGCACATTTAGATCTCCCAATGAAATAGCAAGTGTTACTGTTTTTGATAACTTAGTGTATTCTAATTATACATTTGAAGCTGAGTTTATGGGGGATGATCCATTGAATGCACCGAGTGGTGGAACTTCAAGAGGTTGGCTATATTACACGCCAGGAAATGCAAGTGAGCAACCAATAAGTAGATTTGACATAGTAGGTGTGAGCGCTATTGGTGCTGTAAATATATCCTCAGATCAATCAATTAACGATTTTGCAATAAAAGCCAGATTGAGTGGCACAGCTGACGCTTACAATTGGGTCCCAGAACACTCATCAATTGGCAGCGCAACAAACATAACAAGTGAAATTTTTGTCGACGGTGAGATTGCATCAAGTGCGTCAATTGTCAATTCAGTTCCATTAAAAGAAGTTCGAGAGGTTGTTATAAACTCAGTTTTTAACGCTGAAAACCCCGCAACAGCAACGACAGCGCTATGGAGACATTACATATCACACACAATAAATAGTAACGGAGTGCGAATAAATAATAGATTAGTGTTTCAGGCTAACACCGATGTTGAAATAGGATATCTAGCTCTTTTAGGTGCTGACGTTACAAAGCTTGATAGAATATCATATAATAATAACACCGAAGTACCAACATCAATAGTAAATCACTCTGAATTATTTAATTCAACTAGTTCAGTAGCATTGACAGGTGCATTTGATTCTAGCCTTGGTATATATCATGGAATCGGAATTGATGCAGATGCTAATAGCTCTGGTCAAATAAATACACCTTGGCAAGCAAACTATCTAAATCTAAAAACATTTAGAAATGATTCTGTTAATAAAATATATTGGCGTTTTGGTGAGTTTTTAACAATACCCGCAGGAACAATTATAACATCGACTGCAACACACTATGCAGCAAGTAATATTAATGGCCATTTAGCTATATAGCCAATTAAAATAAAAGCGGTAACAAGGAAGTTACCGCCACACTTTTATCTAACCGATTGAACCGCAAGAAATGCCGACAGGTATATCAAAATTATATCTATAATGACACTTCACACCCGCTGTTAATCCTTTTTCTGCTTGTGGTATCTTACCTATTATCTTAGAAACCTTGTCGCTTCTATAGCCTGTTAGCTTGCTAATACTAATGGTATTGTGTGTATAGGGTTTAGACTCCATCAGTATCTTTCTTATCTCAGATTCCTGACTCATTTTCGTAGGTCGAACAAGACCAAACAAGGCTTTAGTAGATACGACAAAGCACTTCTTAACGCCAGTCTGCTCCATTGTTTCTTTAATTGTATAACCGTCAAGCATCATCTTAACAACTGTACTCAACTGCTTATCACAATTAGCTTTAGAATGAGCGCGTAGGCTCGCATTACTACCCCGTTCAATCATGGCATCAATATCCTGCGCTGTGTATTCTGTTTTGGCTGCTGACCCTGGTGTCTTATTCATAGCGTAAATTGCTTTTAACATCATAGTCATTACACGCACCACTTTAAGTAAGCTAAATCTAAGCAAATAATAATTGCGGCTATAATGTATACTTTTTTAGTTTGATTATTCATTATTTTTTCTCATTTGTTTTATGTAAATTAAAATAGCTAGATGCTCGCCATCGTCAACGTAATACTCTTTGCGCTTACGTCCTAGCTCAAGGTTTTTAGCCCTGAGCTTTTTAACTCTTTCGTTACTCAATTAATCACCTTATTTCGTTTCGATGTGGTAATACTAAACTCATGTTTCCGGTAATACAACCTTTAATTCAATTGAATTTAAAATATGTTAAAATAGATAAAACAATGAGGTGATATTATGTGGGCATTATTAGCGAGCAGCATCGGTAAAATATTTACTAGCTGGGTAGATTTAAAGAAAACAAAGAACGAAGCGGAAGCGGCGTACCACATGAAGGCTTTGAGTGGTGAACTTGATTGGGATATTGAAGCGCAGAAGCAAGCGCAGTATTCTTGGAAAGATGAGTTTATAACAGTAGTTTGGTTCTCTCCATTAATCGTAGCTTGGTTTGATGAAGACAAAGCACTTGCTTGGGTGAACTTTGCTCAGGAAATGCCATACTGGTATCAGATAGGGATGTTTGGAATTATAGCGGCCTCGTTTGGCTTGCGCTGGTATTTCAAGTCACAAGCCTTTAAAGTTTCTAAATAATTATTTTCTGGTGGTTAGCGCTTCCAACATTTCTAAATATGTTGGATCGTTAGTTTCATTATACTTGCGCTCGTAGTATTCTTGCTCTGATTCTATGTTCATTTGTTTATC